AATATTTTAATTGATTAACTACAGTATTAAAATAAATATCACCAAGTTTTGGAGATGCGGGATCAGAACTTAATGTTACTGCATTTAGGGCAACTAATCTTTTTACAGACATCTATTTATACCCCTTAGCCTATAACTACTACTTTATATGCTCCTGCCGCTGGTGCTGTGGCGAATCTAAGTGTAATTGTATTTGCTGATGTTAATTCCATATCAGTTTCAACTTTTGCATATGGAGATGCAGTTTCTGATACCTGAACCATAACATCTTGTGTAGCAAGATTGTGTGTAACTACATAGCTTGTAGCTGAAGTAGCCAATGTTTGAACATACTTTCGTGCAATGGCATGGTAATTTGTGCCATCATTTGTAAGTGTCCAGTTATCGTTTGTTTCATTCCATAAAATTTCAACATCTGCAGAAGTTCCACGCTCAACTAAAATGCCAGCATCTGCAACTGGAACTCCAGTAAATGCACAATTAAAATTTATTTTATTATCTTGAATATTGATAATATTTGTATTAACTGAGTTTACTTTACCAGTTACATTTAAATCTCCACCAACGGTAAGGTTGTTATTAATTGTTACATCATTTGGAAGACTTAATGTTACCGCAGCTGTTTCTGAACCAGAACCAGTTACTGTAATTTGATTTGCTGTTCCAGCAATTGTTGATACATAACTTCCAGTTGTATCTGTTCCAAGTGCTACTGAGTCTGGCTGTACGGTTGTTGTAATTGTTACGCTACCGAGATTTGTCATTGTGCCAGAACCAGCTACATCACCTGTTAATGTGATTACTGGATCTTTATTAAGTGTTACGTTACCAGCTGTAACAGAGAAATCTGTTGAATCAAATGACGCTACACCTTTTATAGTTGTGCTTGCATCTTTTGCAGAAATTGTTACTGTATTATTTGTAATTGTTGTATCAATTGGATCTGTACCAACAAATGTTAGTGTATCTGAAAGAAGATTTACTGTATCTGTTCCAGTATCACCAGCAATTGAAAGTGTTGTTGCAACGTTTACTGTTCCTGCCGCTGTTAATTGACCTTGAGCATTAACTGTAAATGTTGGAATCTGTGTTGTAGATCCATATGAACCAGCAGTTACGCCAGTATTTGTAATAGAAATTGTTTCAGTGCCAGCAGGATCACCATAAGTTGCAGTGATACCTGTTCCGCCAACAATTGTTGAACCAATTACATCTTGAATAACTTCTGTCGAACCAGACATTGGCATCCATGGGCCATCTGGAGACGTGAGTCCATTGTAATAGTACATCGTGTTATTCGATGTATCATAATAAATTTGACCAGTAACTGGGCTAGATGGTGCTGCGCCTAAGTTCTGGACTCTAGCGTTTTGTAACTCATTCTTGTTGAGATCAACGCTTACTAAAAATTTTCTTGCCATTTTCTTGCTCCTCTAAGACAGGTACGCTGTCCCTGAGAATGGTTGAGCCATTGTCAGTGTTAAAGTGTTGTTATTATTATAGTCTATTCCTGTTTCTAATACATCGCCTGCGCTTGATTTTACTGTAACATTTGGTTTTATTCCAAGATTATGGTTTATTGCTACAGAATATATTCCATTTACTGGCCCTGTAACCTGAGCCATTTCCCAAGAATAGACAAAAGTGGCATTTAGATAGAAGCTATTTGCTCCCTCCCAAGATACCTCATTTGGTTTTGGACCATAAAACTTTGTAGTTGTTGTATCGTAATAAAAATCGCCTTCCATGCCAAGATTATTAGCTGGAGCTCCTGTTCCATTCAAAATTGATCTTCCACGGGGTCCTTGAGGACCAGGGGAGGCAACTACAAGTTTATTTACTATTTCATTAATGATTACATTATTGTCTGACATTAAATTGTCACCGACCTACTAAGAGTCAAGAATCCTTGCATTAATTTAGTCTTATTTAAATTGCTATCTGTAATCATCAAATCATATGCAGATTTAGGATAGAACAATTTATTTGTTTGTGTAGCAGTCATTTTAATTGTAAGCTTGCCTAAAAGCGGATCTATAATGATTCCGCTTGCTGGTGATGTTAAGGTAAATGCTAATTTTGATCCGCCCTGTGTATCTCTAACTTGCAACTTTGCGGTTGCGCCAGTTAGATCAATAGGGTTATCATTATTATCTTTATACTCTACGGTGAAAGTAAAAGTTGTACCCTGATCTACTTCCCAATTCTTTTGTACTGCCATTTGCAAAAATCTCCTAAAATAGGAAAACTCCTATGCCCATTTTAGCACAGGAGTCGTCCTAATTCTTTATTAAGTTTTACTTTTTAAAGCCAAATGAATTATCGTTTGGATTTAGTGCCTTTAAAATAACTGGGGCAACGGCAGCAATACCTGCCTTAATCAAATCACTAGGATTTGTATTTCCAGTCATGTAAAGAGCCATTACGGCAGCCAAAAACGCTCTGCCATATGAACCCAACGCTGCGAGAATTTGTTCTTGCATTGTTACCTTTCCATCGTTATTTAGATCTTTATTCATAGATCCTCCTTTTGAGCACCTTGCTCCAGGGATTAGCCTTTCGGCTTATTGCTATTATACTACTAAGCGGAAATATCTACAATCTCACAATTTCCGTCAGATGTACATGCTAGTGTTTGTGTTCCACTAGTTCCGTCTTCTGTTTCGTAGAAAGACAAATCTTCCCAACGAATATTAGAAGGCATTTTGGCAAGTAGTTCTAGGTATTCTGTTTCTGTAACCTCTTGATATGGAGCTTGCTTATATGAATGATCGGAATAAGGCAAGAAAGATATTCCTGATACTTCATCAAAGTGTTCCCACACCCATGCTCCTACTGCCATCCATTCGTCTTCACGAACGGAAACTGTAATTGATGGCTTATGTTCGCACCAAGCACGTTGATAAACTAGCCATGTATTTAGATGTTCAATTGCTGTTAAATCTTTTCTAAGAATTGCACCTTCTGGTGCTTTTACTGGAAATGAAAAAACATATGTGTCTGTTGGTTTCATAAAATCATCTTCAACAGGAATTCCAACTTCTTTTAAGAATGTTGAAAGTGGATCCTTCTTGTCTCCACGTACTGTACGAATATAATAATCAGAATGCCATGGATGCATACCAGATGAAACGCCAACTAACTGAGAAACTGTTCCAGAAGGCTTAACACATGTAATTGCAGCAGAAGCTGATATTCCTAATTTTCCAGCAACTTCTTTATTTATTTCGCAAGCATACTCACGAAGACCAGATAATGTTTCCTCTAGCTTTTTAATATTCTCTTTACCTGAAAAAAACTTATTTCCAAATTGACCTGTTAGTGAAACCCCTAATAGTCTTTCCTCTTCTGTATTATCTTTCCAAATTTTACGAAGATATTTAAAATCTGTAAGAGTAGATTGCCAAGTTCCCAAAATTGTAGCAAGTCGTACCTTTTCTGCAACTGTTTTTTGAGTATCCTTTTCTCTAATTACTACTTCTGAAAGATTACAAAATTGATAAGGACGAAGAATAATTTCTGAACAAGGATTTGTTCCATAATGAATTTCTGGATCCCTACGACCATACTTTGCTGCTTGTTTTTGTGCTGCTGCAACATTATAAATTCCACGCTCTCCTGATTTTGAATCATAAAGGTTTTTCCATTCAGCAATAAATTGCTCCATTGCTGGTTTACGTGAATATGCAACAGAATTATTTGATAGTGCACGTTGAGAATTTGCTTCCCACCAATTTCCAGACTTTGCAGATGCCATTTCAATATCATTAATATTAGAAAGAGAAATCATAGCAGAACGACGAACTCCACCAACTACAACAACTTCACCAATCTTACACATAATGTCATGAGCTTCAATAGGCTTAAGTTGACGACCTGCTGCTTGCTTAAACTTAGCAATAGTAAAATCAAAAAGATTTACAAGAGGTTGTGGTCCTGAAGAACGACCTCCCATTGTCTTAAGACGTGCACCTGCAGGACGTAATTTAGATACGTCAATTGCTGGAATTTGTCCTGCCCACAGCATTGCAAGAAGTTCACGATATGCCTTTGCCCAACCATTCTTAGAATCTTCTACAACAATCGTAGTTGTTGATTTTTCAAATGATTCTGGGACGGCAGGAAGTTTATTAACATACTTATATTCAACAGAAAATCCTACTCCTGTTCCACACATAAGAATATACATTGTTTCATCAAATGATCTTGGAGAATCAACTGGAACAAATGAACAGTTGTATCCTGCAACATTGTCTCTTGCAAGAGCAGGACCTGCAGTCATTACTGAACGCATTGAAGGCATTACATCACGATTATAAACTGCCTGACGAAGTTCTTCTATAAGTTTTGAATCTGGCTCATACTTATAATTTTGAAAAAGATGATCTAACATAAATGTAAAATATCTATCTACTGTTTCACCCCAAGTTTCTCTGCGATTCTCGTCTGATAGCCATCTTGCATAACGAGAAAGGGCGATAAAATTTTCATATGGATTTTCAATAGTTCTTGACATTTTTAGAATACACCTTTTCTCCGCCATTTGCGGTTAATATAATTTTAGTTAGATACCAATTCTACCAAACTTTATTTAAAGTGGGAAGGGGTTAAGAAAACTTTTCTTCTAAATGTTCAAAAGCATTCTTAGTCAACTTAATCCAATCATATTCTTTATGAATTTCAGTCGACTGAGCAAAATAATATCCTGAATATGCTTTAAAATTTTCTGCAACATCATACATTTGATTTTCAAGATGTTGTCTATCTGGTTTATAAAAACTTCCCATATGTGGATCTCCTACTGCTTTAGGAACTCCTTCTGTTTCTGCATTTGTAAGTCTAGACTTTAACTTTAGGGGTCCTAGATAATCTTTATATTGTGCCCAGTCATAAGTTGAAATAACTGGCATTCCTGTTGCTAAACCTTGTAATGGAATAAATCCAAAACCTTCTCCCCAACTTGGATAAACTAAAACATGGTGGGAATGATAAAGCTGAACTAATTGTTCTATAGGATATTCTTCAGTTATAATCTTAATATTGTTATATATTGTTTCTGGCTGAACTAATTCATCGTTTTTATTATATAAACGAATTGTATGAGAACTGTGTGCTTTAATAGTTAATTGATAATTGGGATTATTACCAAAAAGTTTTCCAAATACTTCTACTACTAACTGCCCGTCTTTTCTTGGAGCTGGTTCTCCAATATGTAAAAACTTTAATGGACCACTATTTAATACTCTTTTATAAGGAGTCCAAATATCTTCAATACCATGTGGATAAACTTTAATTGGAGATGTAACTCCATTTTCTTTATAAACATTTGCAACCCAATCTGATGTTGCCCAAATTTCATTACACAGATTCATTCTATCTTTCCACTCAGGTTTAATTTTTGTAGATTCCCAAGGGGTATAACCAATCTGATATTGATCTCTGTGTAATTTATAATGATGAGGTTGAGTAAAGTTTATTTGTATCTGACATTTAGGATCTGCAAATCTAACTGTATGTCCTAATGATTGTAAACTTTTTACTATGTTTTGACCAGCATAACCAAAGCCAACTGCTGGATTTAGCCCCGCCCTAATTGTATAATACGAAATTAACATAAATCTCTTCTGGTCAACTAACTTGACACCTACTGTCAAGTAATGTTATTATTGTAGTTCGTTATCTCTCTAAAGGAGGAAATGCCAATGGAGAATATCAAACAAAGTCTTAGTGATGTGGTACATCAGTGGACATCGATAATAATGATAACATTATTTTTATTTGGTGTCCAGCCCGAATCAATGCCACAGGCTGCGGCTTTAAAAGTAGAACCAACAAAAAGCGCAATACAACTAAAGAAAGAAACCTTAGAAAAGTACAGCAATACTGTATACAAATCTTCGGATCAATTAACTGATAAACAATTAAAGCAATTGCTTACAGCGGTTGGTTTTGAAGGTGAAGCCCTTAAAAAGGCTTGGGCCATTGCAAAGCGAGAAAGTCAAGGACGACCTATGGCTTACAATGGGAACAGGAAAACTGGAGACAGTTCCTATGGGATTTTTCAGATCAACATGTTAGGACAGCTTGGCATAGATCGTAAAGAAAAATTCAACCTGAGATCAAATGTACTTTTATTTGATCCAGTAGTAAATGCAGAGATAACGTATTATATGACTGATGGCGGAAAAGATTGGTCATCATGGAAAGGTTTAAATGCCCCCGCTAAGGAGTGGTATTTAAAATTTCCCAAGGGATAGTAGGAGTTAAATGAGACTACAGATTGTCTCGAAATATATAGCTCTTTCAGAAGAGGGCCTTGTATCTAAGTTGGAATGTCCACTAGATCAAGGCCTTCTTATGCCTAATTTAGATAATGAAGATGATATATTCCTATATTGTCTATCGTGTAATTATAAGAATACTATGGGATTAGAAGTTTATGATAGAATCGAAAAATCCGTCAGAGCAAATTCCTGATATACAGACTGACGGCGGACAAATAAAAGATACAGACCAAATGGGTCGTGAAAAATTTTGGGAAGATATAGGAAGACCAAATGACTGAACAAGAACAACAAAATCTAGAAGATAACCTACCTATGGTTAACTATATTATGCTTCATAGAATATATGACATGCTAACACTTATTGCCAATAAATTGGTTGGCCCAGAAGATGTATCTAAGATGGTACAGTATCATGATAAGGGATATCTACTTGGTCCCTCCCCATCATATTCCCCACAGGAAGAATCTCAAGAAAACTCTTGACTTTGAATTTTTAACATTTTATACTATAAGTAGTACGGATCGTAGCATCCCACCACATTTTGCTCTCCGTGCTTGTTCGCAAGAACAGCAAGACCCATTCGGATCCGCCTCTGAATGGGTTTTGTACTTTATGGAGCCCAATATCAGAGTCGAACTGATGACCCTCCGCTTACAAGGCGGATGCTCTGGCCACTGAGCTAATCGGGCTTGGCTGGACCACCAGGGCTCGAACCTGGGACCTAGAAGTTAACAGCTTCCCGCTCTGCCGACTGAGCTATGGTCCATTATAATTAAAAGTATACTAAATAAAGTGCGAAATTAAAAGTGCCAGCCGAAAAAATTGCGGCGGCGAGATTAGAGATGTTTCACGTGAAACTAAGCTACGCTTATAAATTAAATCCCCAACTATATTTTGGTACATATCGGTCATTTTTGGTCAAATCGTACAATATGGACATTAGTAATGCACAATCATCATGTTTCCATGTCATATCGCATACGCCTGTCTCTTCTGTCTGTAGACACTTTGCCAATTGGGCTTTTAAATAGGCTACAAGCCATTCTAAGGCGCTTTCAGCGGCAAGTACATCCTGGAAGCCATGAGAGCCCTTTTGGGCGGCGGAAATCGATTTTGCTATTTGATCCCTATAGATGCTATTATGAGGATATCTTATTGCCATAGACTGTTTTCTTCCATATTGCATATATGCAAGGATAACAAAGGGATTCTTTTATTCCCGCCTCATTTATTCTATTTACATAAACTGGACCTTGACATCTAGTACACATAATTTACCATTCTTTCATTGTTTGAATTACACCAAGAATAATGATTCCAAGGAATCCTATTCCTATAATGGCTAGAAATATGTCGAACATTTTTATCCCGCCTTTTTTAATTTTCTTAAGTGAGTTCTAACTCGATGACAATTGCTGCAAACGATTTCACATTTAGCTAATTCTTCATCTATTTTCTTTTTACTAAGTGTAGTCACTAATTCCATAACATTTGCATGCTTCTTGCCTCTTACATGATCAAAGTCCATTACGTAGTAAGGATAATTGATCTTACAATCAACACAAGGAGTCTTTTCTTTTAGATCCCGCAAATATTTATGCAGATGTGCCTTTTGTTTAGCAATCGAAACCTTTTCGGTTTTCATATAAGATTATTATATCAGTTAAATATTCTAGTTGACTAAGATTTATAGTATATTATATATATTTATATTAACATTTGGGGATTTAGATTTTAGCAAAGCCCCCCTTTCCCCCCATAGTTAAAAATAACGTATGAGGAGAAAGAAGGAAAGCTACATTTGGTACATTTGAGTATCAGTGTAAGCCCCCCACAAACCAGTATAAGTATAACATTATAAAAATTGCTAGGTCAAGACTTTTTACAAACTTTTTTATGATTGTAGTATGTCATATATGCAAAGCTAGATCTTACTTGGACTTCCGCCCCGCATTTATCACATATATAGATCCGTGTCGCATTCATTGACAGTATTATATCAATATAACATAATTCTAGTCAACTACAATTCATATTTTGGAAAATGTTAATATAGATTTTATTTGTATGATCCATA